TTGTGTGCCTTGTAGAGCCATTGATATACTTCCTAGTTGTTCGTATATCTATTTATAAGCAAAAAAAAGAGGGAGCATTGCGCTCCCTCAGTTTTCGGTTGGTTGACCCAACTCTTCTTACATAAGGTTAGTAACCTTAACAAGACGGTAGTAGATGTTACCATCACCAGAACCGAGGCGGGCTGCAACACCGTTACCATCGTTAGTGGCGAATGGATTAGCAACAATACCGTAACGAGTTTTGAAGCCAATCTTCGGCTGGAAGGTGTTCTCACCAACTGCACGAACCATCTGTAGTGGAACATATGGGCAGTAGAAGAGACCAGCGTCAAATGCGCTAGAGCCTTTGTAGCCGAGGGTATAGTAGTTATTCGTGGCATCTGAGAAGTATGGGTCGATGTAGACACGAATACGACCGTTAAGGACACCAGCAAAGGTGTTACCTGAGTCGTCAACCTGTAGGTTGTTGTTCAATGCTGGAGTATAGTCAAGGACACCAGCCATCTGCATCGCAGAAGCGACATCAGAAGAACAAATCATGACATTACCCTTACCTCTACGAGTTGCTTTCGCAAGTTCGTTAGCGTCACGCTCAATTTGGAACATAAGGCCTTTGAACTTCTCAACAGACCAGCGGCCGTTTGAGTCAGTGTCAAGGTCAAAAGTACCAGAGGTGGTAGTATTGACAGTTGCGCCAGGAACGGCTGAGTAGTTGATTGTGCGAACAACTTCTCTGTTGATTTCAGCAAGGATTTCAGCAGATAGGATGTTTGACAATTCAGTTTCAGCGTCAAGACCGTGGATTGCTTTAAGGTCTTGAGCAAGTTCCATTGTGTATTCTGCTTTCAACGCACGGCTAACAGCAGTAACGGCAACCTTCTCAATTGAGAAAGCCATTTCGTTAAACTTGTTAGTGCTTGAGTCACCAAGTGCTTCAGCAAGTGCAGTTGACATACCAGTGTGGACTGTGTAACCAGAACCAGAGGCACGGTCAGCAGGGTCAGTACCGGCTTGGGTCGTACCCAAAGCACCGTTAGCGACACCAAACTGGTGAGCAGTGTTACCAGAGGCGAGAGCAGAGAATGAAGTATTTGCTTCATTGAACATTGCTTCTGTGCCAGTCTGGCTTGAGTAGCGTGAACGCATCGCAAAGATAAGACCAGTTGGACCAGTCATTGGCTGGACGCCAGCAATATCATAAGCGATAAGATTCGGCATTGAGCGTCTTACGAGTGAGATAAGAACAGGGTCGTAGATGTCTACAGAACCAGCACTTGCAGTTGAAGAAGATGCGCCCATTGCGTTTACAGGTGCGGCTTCCCCAAGAAGTGTTGGAGCGTTGTAACCACCAGAACCTTGAGCCTGCTCACGGGCAGAACGCTCTTGGTTTTCTAGAAGTGTAGCAGTAACGGCTCTCTTGTGCGAGTCCTTGATTGGCTCAAGGTCTGCGTGTTCAAGAACTGGCTGCCACTTCTTTTGAAGTTCATCAGATTGATACATTTTAGTTTCTCCTTTAGTAAACTATCAGCCTTTTATTACAATATTTATAAATTATTACTTTTTGATGCTTCTTGAAATGGCTTGTGTGTAAGCAGCCATCGAGCCTGTCACTTGTGTCGCCTCTTCTTCGATTTCTAGAGGCTCCTCATCAGTTGCATCACTCTCAACAACTTCTTCCGAAGGGAAGTAGTTTTCTTTGATAGTCGCTAGTTTTTCACTGTAGGTGTCTTCATCAAAGTCTACACCCTCTGCTAGTGACTTCATCTTTTCAACTTGTGAATCGGTTAGACCTTCACACACTACTGAAAGTGCTTTGTCTTTCTTCATCTCTACAAGTTCTTTTTTGATTTCGATGTTACGCTCAACTTCTTCATTTACAGACTGCTCAAGTTCTTCAACTTTACCAGCAAGTTCATCAACTAGGTCAACCTTCTCTTCTGGAATGTCGATATAGTTTTCAGCGAACAGGTTGCGTAGACCATGCATGAAGTTCTCAACGATTTCTGCACGAATACCTTTTTCGACAGCAAGTTCGTTTTCTTTCATCCACTCTTCAGTGACATACTCAAGGTAGTCATCTAGTTTAGTGGTAAGGTCTTCAACCATTGTTTCTTTTTCCGCTTCAAGGTCGGAAGCAAGGTCAACATCAGCAGTTTCTAGAACTTCGTTGACTTTTGAAAGAACAGCGGCTTCAAAGATGGTTGTTGCTTTATCTTTGAACTCTTCAGAAAGTTCTTCGTCACCGAATAGAGCCTGTACATCAGCAGATACATCAACATCTTCCTTAGTAACTTTCTTGCTCTCTCTCCGCATCTTCTTTGATTCAGCGGCAGGTGCTTCTTCTTCGTCATCGCCTGGATGCATAGCGGCCATCATTTTACCGTAGGCTGCCATGAGGGCATCTTTCTTTTCCGCTTTCATGGCGTCAACCATAGCGTTAATCATGCCAATTTTAGTTTTAGGCATTTTCTTTTCTGTCGTAGGTGCTTCTTCTTCATCACCTGAGTCATCAGCCATTTCTTTAGTAGATTTACGGGCTTCCTCAAGTTCCTCTTCAGTAGCGTCCTCGACAACAACTTCTTGTGCTTCAAGGATAGCATCATCCTCTTGCATCTCTAGTTCTTTATCGGACATTGTGAGTCTCCTTTATCAGATAATTACTCATTTACAGTATATTTATAATATTACAATCTTGAGAGGAAATTCTCAAAAACTTTGAGTTTCACGCTCTCTAAATCAGACTTGGAAGCCTTTTTGATTTGTGTTTCATAATCAGCGACAGTGGCTTCTCTGATTACTCCATTATCCCAAACCCATTCTTTGCTTTCCATGATACCATTTACAAATGCATCTGGTGCAGATGGGTCTGCAACAATGTCAGCGGCAGTAGCAAGATAGAAATCTTTTTGCACTTCCTGTGCGCCAGCCTTTCCAGCCTTGAGACTACCCATACCACGACTTGATACTCCAAGTTGTGCGCCTTCGTCCATCAAGGACTTGACAATTGCTCCATACGGTGTTTCTGTCATAATCTTTGCTTTACCCATGAAGTTTGAACCATCTTGTTTTAGTTCAGTAATCATGTGTGAAACTCTCTCAAGGTTGATTGTTGGCCCTTGAGGATGACCTAGTTCACCATATGCTCTTTTCTTTTCTACATACTCTTTGTTATATCTAGCAACCTCTTTTGCAAGAGTTTCTGCTGGATATACACGACCGTTACGATTCTTAATATCACCTTGCATAAAGACGCCTTCGATGAAGTAAGATTTCTTACCACTCTCATCTTTTGCTTCCGTGATATAATTAATATCTTCGTTGACTTCGCAAATAAGTTTTAGGCTCATGTTGCAATCTCCGCTACTTTTGTTCCAAATACACCACTATTTGCAGTGATTGTATCTTGTGGACGCTTACGAATAGTTACAACCTCGTTAGCATTCAGACGAATAGATACTTGACCGCCTGGATAGTTACCATGCTGTCCATTTTCCTGTGGATTAGCAGTGTTTGCTATTACAATAGTTCTAGCAGTGCCATTGTTGGTAATACGAACAGCAGTAGCATTATATACATTATTTGCAGAAGTTGTAAAAGCAACTGTGTTTGCTAGAACTTTAATAGCCATTACTTTCCTCCTAATGCTACATCCATCATCTTCATGAATGAATCTGGGTCTTTCTCTATAGCATCAGCAAACTTTTGTTTTGTCGATGCATTCTTAATTCTTTTATCGAAAGCCTGAACGATAGCACTTGCAGTTGTCAAATCAATACGCATGGATTTACCATTTTTGAATTTAACTTTTTGCATCTGCTTGTCTTTGACGATTTTTCTGAGAGTGTCCATTACACCTTCTTCAAGTTCCTCATCATCATCCTCGTCTTCTTCGTCCTCATCTTCCTCTTCATCCTCATCTTCGTCTTCTGCGTCATCCTCTTCAGGCTCATCTTCTTCTTTAGCCTGCTTTGCTTCTTTGATAGGATTTACAGGTGTCATATCACCTTGCTTCTTATCAGCAGAACGCTTAGAGTCACCACCGCCTGTTGGTTCTTTGACAGATGTGCCTGCGGCTACAACTTGTTTCTCACCAGCATCAGAACCTTTTGGTGATGTTGGCTGTGTTGAACCATTATGCACAGAAGGGTCAGCAGTTGGATGAGGCTCAGTTTCAGTTGTGTGAGCATCAGCAAAATCCTGTTCACCCTTTGAGCGATATTTTGCTTTTTTTCTTTCATCATCATCCTTTTTAACAGGCGTCAAATCAGCGGCGCTTGCTTCAAGGAATGTCTTAAACTTCTGAATCTTGGACATCAGTATCCCCTTCGTCTGATTGTGCAGACATAAATTGAGATGCTACCTCAACTCTTTTGAGTTCGATAGCATCAGAAACTTTATCAGCCATGATGCTGTTGATAGCGTCTTTGAATTTTGCAGTGTTACCGTCAAAAGCAAATTCTACTGCATCTCTTGTTGTGTAGTCTGACATATTTATCTCCTATTCCATCTATTTATAAAATAATACAACTGAATTACATAAATTCATCTTCACCTTCTTCACCTCCACCTTCGTCTTCAATCTCTTGCTTGATTTGCTCAATATCTTCTTCAGACTGTCTAAGGACATTCTTCTGAATCCAAGAAACAGAATAATATTTACCTGTATACTGGTCGACATCGGCAAGTAGACGCAATCTATTCTCAAGAATTTCACTGTCTTTTAGTTCAGCAAAATGATTGTCTTCCATAAAATCATAACGAATCTGGTCTTGAATTTCTTTCCACTCTGCTTGTGTAATGACACCTTTAAGTAGAAGTTGTCTTTCAAGTAGAATATGAAAGATTTCTGAGAAGCGAGTTCTCAAACGATTTACGAAACGAGAAAATTTAAGTTCATCTCTTGTAATCTCTGATGCACGACCAAGATTGAAAGCACCATCTGCTTGTAGTCTTGTGGTAGGAACATTCAATGCTTCATAGAGTTTATTCTTGAAGTAGTTGACATCTTCCATCTCACCTAAGTTCTGACCGCCTGGCAGAGTGGTAATTTCAGTACCTCTCCCTCCCTCTCTACGAGGTAGCCAATAGTCCTCAAGCATTGTGAGAAACTTTCTGTCATCTCTTACTTCACCTGTATT